AACGGAGTCTTCGAGCACTCGGAGATGAAGTATCCCTGGTTTGCACCCAAGATGCAAGTCTTTGAATCTGGTGAGGTTCAGGACATGTGTGGAGAAGATGTATCGTTCTGTTTGGATGCAAAGGAAGCAGGCTTTGAAATCTGGTGCGACCCTCGTATTAGAGTCGGTCACGAAAAAACAAGAATTATTTGATATGAAAACGGAAACTTACAATATTCTTTGTAAGGGTAGACGAATTTATACTGGTCTTACAGAGGAAGAATATTTCAATGTAATGGAGGATCTGTCGATAGAATTTTATCAGACAGGTTCTCCACGACCTGAAGATCTTGAAACTGAAATTTTATTGGAGGATAATCAATGGCTGCAAAAGCAAAAGGTGGACTGAATAAGAATAGTTCTTATATTCCAGGACCTCCTAAAAAGTCTCGTCAAGGAGACGGTATGGGAACCAAGTATGCTGCTTCGTCTCGTAATGGAGCACGTAAAAAGTACAGAGGGCAAGGTAAGGGATGATTGATGATGATACACAGGCTTGGGAAGCCTATCCACAATATCGTTGGGTTTTTAATAAACTTGAGGTTGCAATGCGATTTCAATATGAGTGTGGACCTGCCTGTGTTCCAATTAAGAAGAAAGGTGCATATATTGTACGACCAATTTATAATTTATTTGGACAAGGTATTGGAGCCAAAAAAATTGATTTGGATCCAAAAATTCATACCGAAGACATGATTCTTCATAAATTTGTTCCACCAGGTTATTTTTGGTGTGAATATCTTATGGGGGATCATTTTAGTATTGATTACAAACGGGAAAATAATCGTTGGATTCCATTCAGTGCCATGATTGGTACTCATGAGAAGGAGGATAACCTAGTTCGATTTGAAGTTTGGGAAAAAGTAAATATCCCCGATTTTAAACTACCTGATTTTATTCAAGAAATTGACGTAGAATACTTAAATATTGAGTCTAAAGGTTCAAATCCTTTTGAAATTCATCTCAGAACTGGTAATGATCAGATATGGGATCTTCCTCTCGGATCAAAATTATATCCATCATGGGACAAATCTGATGAAGATAAGAGGAAAGATCTTAAATTTTCACCAAATTTGCATTCTGACACTCGATATTATGCTGCAAACGGTTATCTGAACGATGTAAGACTTGGATACTACGTTCAGGAAGCACAATAAATAGATTTTTTACAAAAAAATTGAGTTGAAACAGTTTTCAATGGGTAAACACCTGCTCCTAGAGGTGTACAATGTTGATTTTAACCTTATCAATGACGTTGAATCTCTACAAAACGTCATGATCAAGGGTATTCAACGTGCAAAGATGACAATTCTGAACACCTTTTCACATTGTTTTCTTCCACAAGGATGTACAGTTGTTATTGCACTGTCTGAAAGTCATGTTTCATGTCACACATGGCCAGAAAATGGGTGTTTGGCAGTCGATGTTTACACTTGTGGTGAAGGAAATCCACGTTTGATTGCTCTAGAAGTATTGAAATATTTGAATTCCGACTCATATTCACTCAGAGAACTGGATCGTTAAATAGAAGTAAGGAGATAGCAACCTCCTTTATAAAAGTTCTGTTTTATTAACTTAAAACAGGAGCTAAAATGTCTAATTTACCAGTCGATAGAGACCCGAATTACATGAGAGAAATGTGGGGAACTGCCAAATTAATCACAGATTATGATTCTACATCACAAAAACGAGTAATTCAAGAGGTTATACACGATTTGGCACCACGTCATGATCTTAAAAAACAAGTTGAACTACATGAAAAGATTCGTAATGATGAGGATTACGATGATTGGGAGTATGGAACCGAACCAACCTATGGATCTCCCTGGAAGTAAATATAAATAAAGCAAAGAAAACTCTTGATCGATGGCAATACAGAGGACCTCTAGATCTTTTAAGGATATTAGTTTATCATTTGAACCACATCCAGTAACAAAAGATCTGCAGATCCTCAAAAATGAGTCTGCGATTCGTAGATCCGTAAGAAACATTGTTGAAACCATCCCTACAGAAAGATTTTTCAATTCATCTTTTGGATCTGACGTAAGATCAAGTTTATTTGAATTTGTCGATTTTGGTACTGCATCAGTTATTCAAAATCAAATTGAAATTGCAATAACCAACTTTGAACCTAGGGTTGAAAATATTAATGTTGAAGTTGAACCTAACCCAGATGATAATACATTTAACGTTGTTGTAATCTTTGATATTATCGGTCAAGAGTTTCCGACTCAAGAATATTCATTTCTCTTAGAGGCAACAAGATAAAATGCCTTTCACTAAGTTTACCAATCTAGATTTTGATCAGATTAAGACTTCTATCAAAGATTATATCCGTGAGAACTCAAACTTTACGGACTTCGATTTTGAGGGGTCTAACTTTTCAGTTCTTATTGATACGTTAGCATATAATACTTACATTACAGCATTTAACTCGAATATGATTGTAAATGAGTCTTTCTTAGACTCTGCAACTCTTCGTGAAAATGTTGTTTCACTTGCAAGAAATATTGGGTATGTTCCAAGATCTAGATCTGCAGCAAAGGCAAGAATATCTTTTGAAATAACTGGACTCGTAGATGGGTCTGGACTACCAACGACGCAAACACTGACTCTGAAGGCAGGTCTTGTTTGTACAGGAGATGTAGAAAATACAAATTATGTCTTTTCGATTCCAGAAGACATCACAGTTCCAGTAAATTCTTCTGGAACTGCATCATTTAATAATATAGAAATTTATCAGGGAACTTTTCTAACAAATAGATTCACATATGATGGATCATTAGATCAAAGATTTATCTTGAATAACTCTTTTATTGATAGTTCGACAATTAAAGTTTACGTCAGAAAAACCTCAGAAAGTGGACTGGGATATGAATATTATCAAGTAGAAGATATTATCAATGTAGGATCAGAGTCAAGAATTTATCTGATTCAAGAAGTACAAGATGAGAAGTATGAAATACTGTTTGGTGATGGATATATTGGAAAAAAACTGGGTAATGCAACAAATGAAGATGGAACTGTTATAACTGTTAATTATATTATAACTGACGGTAAGGATGGTAATGGTGCCTCTCGATTTTTATTCTCTGGAACACTTGAAAATTCTGATGGAAATATTCTTCCACTAAACACTCCTGTATCTGTCACAACAAATCAGGCATCACAGAATGGTGATGATATTGAGAAGATTGATTCAATTAAGTACTTTGCTCCAAGAGTTTACTCCTCTCAACATAGAGCAGTAACGGCAAATGATTATGAAACAATTATCAAAAGAATCTATCCAGATACTGAGTCAGTATCGGTTATTGGTGGTGAAGAATTAGATCCTCCAGAATATGGAAATGTTCAGATTAGTATCAAACCAAAAAATGGAACTTTTGTATCTGACTTCAATAAGACACGAATTTTAAATGAACTAAAAAAGTATAGCATTTCTGGTATCAATCAAAAGATAATTGACTTAAAAGTTTTGTATGTTGAGATTGACTCTTCAGTTTATTTTGATTATTCAAAAACATCCTCAGCATCTGCTTTAAAAACTAAGGTTACAAACTCTCTCACAAAATATGCAAATTCTATTGATCTGAATAAGTTTGGTGGAAGATTCAAATATAGTAAAGTATTACAACTTATTGACAATACTGATTTTGCCATAACATCAAACATCACTAAAGTTCGTATTAGAAGAGATCTAAAAGCACTTTTAAACACATATGCACAATATGAACTCTGTTTTGGAAATCAGTTTCATGTTGGGAAAGATTCTTACAATATCAAATCAACGGGATTTATTGTAGAAAATGATCTAGATACAGTTTATATTACTGATAAACCAAATGCAGATAAAAAAACTGGTGTTCTTTCTATTGTAAAACCAATATCAGAAACAGAAACTAGAGTTGTTATTAAATCTGTTGGTACAGTTGATTATGTAAAAGGGGAAATAAATTTAGGAACCCTGAATATCATATCAACATCATTACCAAATAACATTATCGAAATTCAGGCAGTACCAGAATCAAATGATGTTATTGGTCTTAAAGAATTGTATTTAAGTTTTAGCATTGATAAAAGTGAAATAAATATGGTAAGAGATGTTATATCTTCTGGTGAAGAGATATCTGGAACCGAGTTCTCCAAAAACTACTATACATCTAGTTACTTAAACGGAAATTTAATAAGAAAGTAATATGATACAAACTGGGTTTGATTCAAGAGTTAAAGTTTATCAAGTTATTGAAAATCAACTTCCAAGTTTTATTTTGGATGAAAATCCAAAAGCTTCAGAGTTTTTAAAACAATATTACATATCTCAAGAATATCAGAGTGGTCCAGTTGATGTCGCCGAGAATTTAGATCAATATTTAAAGTTAGATAATCTTACACCAGAAGTTATCGTTGATAGCACATATCTAACATCTGGCATAGGAACTGTCAATAAAATTACAATTAATGTAAACAGCACTAAAGGATTTCCAAAACAATATGGTTTATTAAAAATTGATAATGAAATTATCACTTATACAGGAATTACTACAAATTCTTTCATTAACTGCCATAGAGGATTCAGTGGAATTACAAGTTATCACCAAGAATTAAATCAAGAAGAATTACTATTTGAAACCTCCAGTGCAGAATCTCATGAGCAATACGCAATCGTTAAAAATTTAAGTTCCTTATTCTTAAAAGAATTTTATAAAAAATTAAAATATTCTCTTACACCAGGATTGGAAGATTTGGACTTTGTATCCAATCTTAATGTTGGTAATTTTATAAAAGAAGCAAGATCTTTTTATAAAGCAAAAGGAACAGACGAATCCTTTAAAATTTTATTCAAAGTTTTATACGGAGTCAATGCAACTGTTGTTAATCTTGAAAATTTCTTAATTAAACCATCATCTGCAGAATTTATTAGAAGAAAGGTTGTATTAATAGAAGCAATTTCTGGAGAACCTAATAAATTAGCAGGACAAACAATTCAAAAAAAATCTGATCCAGATACAAATGCATCAGTATCAGAAGTTGAAATTGTTACTAGAAATGGAAAAAAATATTATAAATTATCTTTATTTGTTGGATATGATGATTTTCCAACAGTTCAAGGAAAGTTTAGTGTTACCCCATCTACAAAGTGTCTAGAGACTATTTCTGTTGGTTCTTCCATAATCTCTGTAGACTCTACAATTGGATTTCCGGAGTCAGGAACAATTATATCTGGAATAAACACAATTACTTATACAAATAAGAGTATCAATCAGTTTTTTGGATGTTCTGGTATAGAGTTTGAAATTGGGCAAGCAGATGATGTGAGAACAAGTGATATTTACATTGGATATGAAAATGGTGATACAAGCAAAGAAGTTCAGTTTAGAATAGTTGGATCTCTATCAGATTTTACTCAAATATCAGAATCTTTGAGTGGTGTTTCTGAGGGTGACTTTGTATATGTTAAGAGCCTTGGAAACCCGATTGGTCAAACTAAATTTGGTGAAAAAAGTTTTAAAGAAATATTGGTGAATTCTTGGTTCTATAATTCCAACTCAAGATATTATATTGATAATTTTGGTGGACCAAAATCTCTCAACTTAAAATCATCAATTGATAGAACCAGTCTAAAATATGGAGATGAAATTGAGATTGTAGAAAGGGGAACATCGAATGTTGTATTTACAACATATGTTAATGAAGAAATTCAAGATAATTCAAAATCTATTCAGTTATTTGGTTTTAGTTTTGTTCCAAATCCAGATGTAAAGTATGATTTAAGAAGAAAGGTTAGCAAAGCTAGTAGCTTAAACGTGCCTTTAACATATGGTAATGATTCCATCATATCTGACGTAAGTAATCTTTATAGTGATAATGATTATGCATATGTGGCATCTAACTCATTGCCATCAAATAATAGAGGATTATCTATTCCATACAATTATCAGATAACAAAAAATTTAAATACCAACTATATTGATAATAATACTGGAATTTTAACAGGTAAAGTTGATGATGACTTTACAATAATTGCTTTTCCAGATAATGTTCCGTTCTTGACGGGAGATAGGATTTTTTATCAACCAGAGCAAGATTCACTCGTAGGATTAGAAACTGGATCATATTATGTTGAGGTTTTGGAATCGAATAAAAAAAGAATAAGATTATATTCATCTCAATCTTTTATAGGAAGTTCAAATTATTTGACGTTCAATTCTCCTTATATTTCTGGAATAGGAACACATAAGTTTACTTTATATTCTCAAAGATCTGGTGAAATAGGTCCTCAAAAAATTCTTAAGAAATTTTCACTTACAAATAATATTGATAATGGATCTAATGAAAAAACTTTATCTGGACCTGTTGGTTTATTAGTCAATGGAGTAGAGATTAGTAACTACAAGTCATTAGATAAAATTTATTAT